CCATGCTCTACTTTCTGCATACCCAGTAAAGTCTGGGCGGGGATTTCTAATTGCTTGCGGGTCATCCACTGGGAACGTACCTAATTTAAGCTGTGGGTGGTCCATCTCCCAACATTCAGGGCACACTTTAATGTTTACATCGTGGTCTTTAATAACTAAGTTACGTAATTCTCGTAATTTATATCGAAACCCACACCGATCACACTCGGATATTGCCTTATTACCTGATGCGTATCTATTACCCATAATTAATACTTACTTGAAATGCGTGGTACCAAACGAATCGGTGCTTTTTCCCTATCTTCACCTGCAGCCAAGTCAAACTGTTCATCATATATTTGTTTCAACATTTGTATACGGTCAGCTAATTCCGGCACTTTAACTGCTATGTGGTACGCAAGCCCCGCTGTTAATGCAGGTAAAAATCTAAAGCTAACATCTGGAGTTTCAACCCCAGCCCCTGCATCTTGCAACCTACGTAACCGCCAATATTTTAGCACGTAGTATGGTTGTAATAATGTACCTTGGTCAGGAACGGGCCACAATGTAACTTTAGGGTTGTCTCTTAATCGCTGTATCCAAACTTGAATCGGTCTACCTTGACTTAGCTTTGCTGGGATACTCGCATATGTTGATACGCTAATACGTGATATAGTTAAGTCTGATTGAGTTGAGTAGTTACCTGCACCAGTACGAATAACATGCTCTAACAAATCAATGGTATCTGCGGGTAAATCGTAAGTAGCTACACCTTCAACTAGGTCAATAGTACCCTCTTCAATAGTCCACATGTTAATACCACGGTTTTGCCACTCTATGGTCATCAAATTCATAGAACGTCTAGCGGTGCGTAAGTCGTACCCAGAGCGCATTTCCCGCCCTGCTCGTTCCCATGCTTCTTCGGCTATCTCAGTAAACTCTAAGTTAAAAGCCGTCGTATTTGATGTTGTCATTTTTTAAAGCCTTGTAGAGTCTTTGCTAACCTAGCACGTTGACCCAGTTTACCTGAAGATTTTGCAGCTTTAGCTAGTTTACCCGCAGGAATTTTTTCCCCCGCTTTAACGCCTAGTTGTTTGTGTAATGCACCGGGAGTTTTGATGGCGTCTTTAATCCAACTAACTTTACCACCTTTAGCGTACTCGGTGAAATCAGTATTATCTCTACGTTGTTTCTTAACACCAGTTGGCATTTTTGAAGGTCTAATTGCACCCATACCTCTAGAAGCCATCATAATAATCTCCTTAACACATCTTACCGCGAGTCTTACCCTTAACACAGCATCCATCAGCACGTTTAGAAGCAGAACCTACTTTACCACCTGATTTAAAGGTTTTGTTTTTTTCATACTGATCCGCAGCCCTATTATTTTTCATGGTTTGCAGTTTATCTTTGATATCACTAGGCACATCTTCTTCATCTGGTTTAGCACCAAATGCCATTCGTTTTTGAATCGCATCTACCCCCGCAAGAGGGCCTGTTACCGCTAAATTTTTGGCAGCTGTTCCAACACCTTTAACAACATCTACTGCGGCTTTACCTAATTTACCCTCTTTATAGTTTTTAACTGCGCTTTTACCCCGAGCATTCATTTCATCTTCATTATCTTGCATTGCTCTTGCACCGTCAGGACTATACTTTTTAATCATATCTTTAGCCATGATATTAACCCTTTTTCTGTGCTGCGATTTTAGCTAAGCCACGACCCATTTTCTTCATGTCTGCATTGGTTTTACCACCTTTGCTACCGGCATGTTTAGGACCATTCTCAATACCAACTGAAGGACCTGAGTTACCTAGGTTTTTACCTACAGTTTTACCTTTTTTTGCCACGCCATCGGCGCCTGATTTGTAAGCCATTATACGAACCGTCCTTTCGTTTTACCTTTAATTTCAATGCCACCGCCACGTGCATATTTCTTAGCTTTACCACCACATTTCATGCCTTTAGGTTCTTCTGACTTTTCGCCTTTAGCATACTCAGATGGAGTGATTTTGCCAGACTTAATAGCCTTAGCCTCTTTGATTTCTTCACTGTAGGTATCTTTACCTTTGAAGAGTTTACTTAGTTTACCTTTAGCCATCATAGTTCCTTTATTAACATTTCCATCTTTTAAGTGATGCTGCTTTACGTGTAGGCTTACCATCTTCATCTTTCATTGGACCCGGCATATTTGACATACGAGCGCAGAAAGATTTCTTACGAGGACCGCCTTCAGGCTGAGGAGCTTTTAAGTTAGACCCTGTTGCTGCATTGTATTTCTTGCGACCCTTCTCAGTAAGTCCAGCACCTTGCGATACGGGTAACTTCTCACCACGACCAACGGCTAATGATACACCGCCTTTTTTAAGCGCTTTAGGTTTATTTGCCATCTTTCTTAGCCTTCTTAACTGGTACTTCTACCGGCTTTTCTTGCTTTACTGGCGTGTTGTTTTTGCCATTTTCGTTTACTATCATATTAACTCCTAAGTTAAGTTATTGATACTCATTATGTCACCTATCCGTAAAATACAGTTGCAGTTACTGATGCGCCACAACCTACAAATATACCATTAGGGCAATAAATACCTTCGCCCGGAATTAATACAGGTAATCCCACTGTATTATACGTATCAATTTCTAGTGCAATACTGCTGTACATTGTAACGTTACCACTTGTTGTTGTGGTTGGAGCGTCTGTACAAGTAAATGTATTGTCACCTGTTTTTGTAATTGTGTATGCTGCATCTCGACCTGTGCCAGATGTAAAATCTAAAAATACTCGGTCTCCGGTTTCAAGGCCGTGGTCTGTAATCGTTACTGTTATGGTAGCGCTAGGACTTGTGCGAGCATATGTACCTGATTTTTGCTGGGTTGGGTCACAGATAGAAATATTTCTTGCCGATACAGTCCCACTTGTAACCGTAATAGATTTTAATCTTACAGGAGCTTGCGTTACAAGCAGTCCAGTATTTGCTGCACGGGCGGATTTAACGTCGGTTTGCATCATAATCTATTCCTACCCGTAAAAAATAGTCATAGTTACACTAGTGGACGGAAGTAAGCAAAATAAACCACCTGATGCTAATATGCCTTCGCCCGGAATTAAGGTGTAAAAAGACGTACCTGAAGAACAATCTAATTCAACTAAAACTTTAGGGTACATCGTTACGTTACCACTAGTAGTTAAACTTGCTGTCGTTACAGTAAATGTATTAGTTGTTACGTTGGCTACAGTATACGAATCATCTACTGCTGTACCACTAGTAAAGTTCAACCCAACTATATCACCATTTGATAACCCGTGATTAGCGATAGTAACTGTGCATGTTGTTGAGCTAGGAATATCGTACGTGCCAGATAAAGCCCCAGCGGTGTCAACCACACATGAGTTATACGTCACAGATGTAGACGGGGCTAAAACAACGCCTTTTAAACGCGCACGTCCGTCATATGCAAGCGATGAACTTGATGCGTGATACGACTTTACATCATATTGCATTGCCATAATTAATCTCCTTGAAGTTAAAGCGGGGCCGAAACCCCTAGATTAATTACGCAGTTAGATCAGCTGCTTGTAAATAACGAACTGTGATTACGCCAGCGCCTGTACCTGTGTTTGTTGATGTAACAGCAATCTTAACGTCTGTTGAACCTACATCAATGAAAGCACCTGTACGAGTAGCATCTGTGCCCGGAGTTACTGATAATACGCCTACTGCTGCACCATCAACGGCACCTGCGGCTGTAAACTTAGTAGCTAAAACTGTTGTACCTACGCCAAATGTTGATGCTACGCCATCCCATGCAGTAGTTACGTATAAGTTAATTTCAACGATTTGGCTGTTTGCTGGGATTACGATTGCTGTTGCACCTGATGCTTGAGTAACAGCTGCTGATTGAGCCATTACAACTTGACCTACGTTAGCTACGTCGGTACCTACTGTTGTACCTGTTGTATCGCGAATTGTGCCCGCACGAATTGGGCCGCTGAATGTGGTGTTAGACATGATAATTTTCCTTCATACAAAGTAAGCTTATTAGTCTTGTATGTGTCTGCCGGGACAGTCTAATAAGCCGGATTTTATTCCCGGTTGATACTGCATTTATACTACTTGTTTATATGCGTGTCAACATAAATTAGGCGTAGATTTGGTAGTTGTTACATGTAACGCAGAAAGCCGAAAAACTCGTTACTTACTACATCCTCTAATGTCGGCTTAACCGCCTA